GGTCTGGCCGCAGGCGGGTTCAAGGTATTGCAGGTACTCGGCAGCCGTAGCGTCGAGCCTGATCTCCTCGGTGAACTTGCCGGAGTACTTGCCGACGAGCATGGCGAGCGCCTTGCCGTATTTGGTCGAGAAGTTCTTGGACAGGCAGAAGCCCTTGTCGTCGACGAAGAAGAGGCGGGCGGAGCAGGTGCCGTCCTCCCAGACCTTGACCTTCTCGAACTTGGGCTTGATGAGCTTCAGCTTGTAGGTGCCGTTGGTGGAGATGGAGGTGAGCGGGGGGCGGTCGTTGTTTTCGGTGGTCATGTTGGTGGTGGAAAATTAGGCGTCAAGGGCTCGGGCCTTGCTCATGTTCTTGTGGTAATAGGCGACAGCGTATGCATCGCAAAAGGCTTGTTTGTCCACAAAGTCCTTAAGGCAAACGTGGTAGGGCCAGGTCTCGTGCAGCTTGCCGTTTCTTTGGCATCCATCAAGGATGTCATCTCCATCAGCCTGGTATGATCTCGGCGTGACTGCTCCATTGATTTTCTCATCAATGGTACAATCGCCACGGACAACCCACTGGTCATTTTCAAAGATGACTTCATCAAAAGAGGTAGTAGTGATGCGCTTGGCCTGAAAGCCCTTCATCACACCGGGCGAAGCCAAGGCGATAAACCCAAGGTTGTCGCCGATGTCAGTCAGAGTCCTCGTTAGAGTCTCAGGAGGAAGGCTTAGGAACTGATTGATTTTCATATGTGGAGATTAGGCAAAGGTGATTGCGGTGGAGGCGGACGCAGAGGGCTTGATGTCGATGACCTGAACTTCGTCACCGTACGCTGGCCACTCGCCGAGGGTCGTGCACTCGCGGTAGGTCTGCAGCGCCTTCTCAAAGTCGGAGCAGGCGTAGGACATCAGCTCAGGGCCAATCTCTACCCAGGCGGTGGCGTAAGGCGGGGCTTTTTCCACAAACAAAAATCTGAAACCAAGCAGTCGGCGCTCAAAGGCGGTCTCGAAGCACAGGCGGTAGAAGTAGGCTTGGAGGTTGTAGCGGTAAGCCCGGATAGACTTGAGGATGCCAGCAGGGGACGCGTCCTCAGTGGTCTTTAGGTCGTAGAGGTAGCCGTCAGTACCCACGCCGTCGATGGCGCACTTCAGCTGCACTCCGCAGTGATCCGTAGTAAACATAAACTCGGTCATCTCGAAGGTGACGCCCATACGCTCGAGGGCGTGCTTGGCGGCATACGCGATGATGTGGCACTCGCAGGACTCCTCGGCGCTGACGACAGTCATACCGGGCTTGAGGGAGGACTGGAAGGCTTCGTAGGTGGCCTTGCCTTCCTTGGTGCGGCGGTCGACCTCGGGGGCCGTGACGAACTTCTCGTTGAGGAGTTCAGGCTGTAGCACGGCGCAGTGGATGAGCGAGCCCATACGCAGGGCCTTGGTTTCCTCGCGCTCCTGGTTAAGGTAGGCTTGGTAGTGGGCCGGGGACTTCAGCAGCTCTTTGGAGCCGGAGTAGTTCAGCGCCTGAATGCCGTCATAGAGGACGCGGTGGGTGATGGGTTCGGGTGGGATACGCATTTGGGTGTGGGTTGGGTTGTGGTGGAAATTAGAGGGCGTCGTCGTCGGGGTTGGACTCCTCGACACTGGCAGAGATGCGGCGCACATCTTCAAGGGCTTTCTCGGCGGCGTTCTCCATCGCCTCCAGCGTATTGCGGAGGACGCGGAGTTGCACGACGAGGACGTGCACGCGGTCGTGCAGCGGCTTGACCTGGGCGGCTTCGTCAGCCGTCTCGATGTGATCGGCGAAGACCTGCAGCTCAGTGATGGCCGAGCGGTTTAAATCCGACAGCGTGATGATGTCGGCGTCGTGCTGTTCATAACGTCCGGCGATGTGCTGGACGGTGGCTAACGAGCCCGTGATGTTTTCCACAAGGCGCTTAATGTTTTCGCGGTTGGTCATCGGTTAAAAGTAAGTTCCTTTATCTCGCCATTTGGGGCAAGCGTGAAAAAGCGAACCTGTGACCGGGCAAGCGACGGGTGCGTCTTGCGCTTCCACATCCCAAAGTCGGAGAGGTAGTCGGCGTGCTTGCGGGCGGTCATCTCGACGTACGGGTAACCGTCAAGGAGCAGAAGCAGGGCGTACTGCCCGGAGACTGTGCGGGCGATGCGCTCGATGCCGGCGGGGATGGGGGTCATTTAGTAGTTGGCTTCCAGACGTTCAGAGAGAAGAGGTATTCCCAGCGCTTGACGTTGTTAAGTAGTCGGAGGTCGGTCTTGGTAGACTCTAGAGGGGTCTGCAACTTCAGCCCAGGGGTTGCCCGGGCCTCGGCTGCAGACTTGGCCTTAGCCATGATTACGGGCTTCCTGCCAGCCATCGATGGCCTCGATGAGTTCCTCGGGCTTCACGTCCTTGGCGTGGCGGACGCAGTACCAGATCGCGTCACCGGCCTCGCGCATGGCCTCGAGACGGCCTTCGAGCTGACGGATGCGGGCGTTGGCCGCAATCACTTCGTTCTTAGCGTGGGCGTTGGCGATGGCTTCGTTGAGGAAGGCCATCGGGTCGAGGGGGTCGTGCGGGTTGTTCATTTGGTCAGAGGGCGGGGGGTGGCAGGGGCGGACGAAGAAACGGCCGCAGAACGGAAGCCAGAGGCCGCGGTGACCCCGTCGTCGTCCAAGTCTACAGAGATACCGCAAGCCGTCTGGATGGACTGCCGGCGGATGTAGGTGATGGCGCCGCCAATCTTCTGGGCGTCTAATCCTTCAGCCTTGACCATCAGGCGACCGAAGTCGAAGCGCTCACCCGAGGCGTGGAGGAAGGCGGTATTGATGCCGACCTTACCTTCCTCGGAGATGAGCGTCTGGATCAGCGCCAGGTTATGGGCGAGGAGGACGGGCTTGATGGCATCGAGCAGCGCGTCGAGAGAGACGTAACGGTTCTTGAAGCCGGGGTTTACTTTGTTGGCCTTGACGTTGTCGAGCTCGGCGAGAGCGGCGACCAGGTCAGCGGTGGGGGTTTGGTTCTTGGGCGTGGTGCTCATGGTGGGAGATTAGTTTGAGGTGTCGTCGTCTTCGCACTCCTCACAGTCGCATCGAAGGTCTTCGCGGACTCGCTCGATGAGGATGGCTAGGTAAATAACCCCGAATAAAGTGGCGCGCTGATAGTCGCTCTGCATGACATAATAAGCCATAGGCACGATGATGCACAGGCCAGCCAATGCACTGATGAGTTGCCACAGTGAGTAGGTCTTTTTGATTTCGATTTTCATGGTGGGAAATTATTTGGTGGCTTCGGCGGACTTGGTGACTTCACCGGCCTTGATGGTGGCCTCGATGTCAGCCAGGGACATCCGGGTGTAGTCGGGGACGAAGAGGTTATAATACGTCACGCCGTTGCGGACGGTCGGGGTCAGGAGGCGGGCGACCTTCTGATCGGGTAAAACGATGTATGACGAGTCGGCGATGATGCGGTATTCCGTCGGGAGTTTGGTGTCTTTCTTCATTGGGGAGATTAGTTGATGGCGCCGCGGGAAGCGGAGTCGAAGATGAGGAGGGCGTCGGCGTTCCAGAGGGTGACGTCGACATTGGGGAACAGTTCGGCAGCGCGTGCCTTCAGCTTGTTCTTCCACTGGGTCGTGGTCAGTTCGCCCTTCGTGCCACAAGTGTGCGTCTTCTGCCAGATGGCCGGGCGGATGCGGTGAATCTTCCAGCCCATGGCGACGGCGGCGCCGTAGAGGACGCCTGTGTTCCACATCAGTTTGCCGATGGCCGAGCCGGGGATGTTCTTGCCGGCGAAGAGCGGGGGCTCCTCGAGGTACAGGCTTACGTCCTTGGCCTTGCAGCTGAGGTCAGCGAGTAATTGGCAGACCTCGACATCAGAGCCGGGCATCTTAGCGCACTCGACAGGATCACCGTCAAGCGACCACACGATGCCACCGTTCACACCGGGGTCTATCGCTACGAGCAAGTGCATGGGAAAGACCCTTGTCACTTCCCCCGCTGGGACAAGCGGAAAAGATTAGCGACGCGTAGGGCGTAGTCGTTCGGGGCAAAGTGGTAGGACTTGGCACCTTCGTAGCCGCGGTTCCAAGCCAGGGCCAGTTGCTCAGGGGTGGGGGTCGAGTAGCCGTCAGCCTTGAAGCGCTTGCGGAGGATGCGGAGGTGGGCCGCCGCGATCATGTCCTGGGCGGTGATGTTGCGCCACTGCGACCACTGGTAGTGGAAGTGCTTCTCGGACTCCAGCAGGGCGTTAGCGTCGTTCCATGCAGACCGACCGACCTGATACATTCCACGCTCACCGGCCTTGCCGATGGCCTTACGGTTCTGGCCTGACTCGACTTGAGCGATGGCCTCGAGGAAGGTAGCGTCGGAGGCCGCAGCTGAGTTGAAGCCGAGGAGGAACAGGGCGACGATGGAGAAGGGGCGCATGGGCTTAATCACGACTGGCCCTTGCCCTCCTTGGCGGCGTTCCAGCGTTGGACGGATTGCGGGATGTGGTCTGAATCATTCAATGTTTCCTCAAACTGGAGCATCGAAGCCATCGCATCCCCAGCCTTGATGACTCGGTCGTACTGCTCGCAAGGGACGGCGGTGACGAAGGACGACGCCCGGAGTTCCTCTAGGTCTTGCAGGCAACGGAGCCAGCGGGCGTTGTCGACTTCGGCCTCGATGCGCCAATAGTTGACCTGATGTTCCAGCCGCTCGACCTCGGCCTTGAGGCGGGCGTTCTCGGCCTTCAGTTCGCCGATGATTTTCATCATAGTTACCTCCAAGTGGACTTTGCTCACGGCTGCTTGCCCTCCTTGGCGGCGTTCCAGCGTTGGACGGATTGGTGAACGATTGCAGGGCCGTTGTAGTCCTTAGCCATTTCCTCATTAAACTGAATAGAGGACGCCATCGCATCCCCGGCCTTGGTCAGTCGCTCGATGTGTGCTTTCAGTGTCTTGATGTCGTCACGGCGTAGAGTGTCGGCGTAGAGGTAAGCCGTCAGCGGATCGGGCTGTGACTTCAGTTCCTCGACCTCGGCCTTGAGCCGGGCGTTCTCCTCCTGCAAATGCATATTGTCTGAGAATGTCTTGTAATACCGTTTGGCAGGTTCGCTCATACGCGTCTCGGGACTTGTGATCCGGCGACCTCGAAGCCGTCGAGCTCGTAGGAGTATTGGATGCCGACCCAGCCACCGGCGGCGACGTAAGCCTGGAGCGATACCTTGACGGCGCCGTCTTCGTGCAGGGCTTCGTGGTAGTGGCTCAAGAGTTTCTTCATGTTGCCAGAAGCCAAGGCGGCCTTCGCCGAGCAGATGTCCCCGGTCATGATGCGCTCATTGATTTCGTAGATGTCGTAAAGCAGGGCCACCATGCCGTCGAGGTGCTTGAAGTTACTCATGGGGATAAGCGTCGGGGGTTATAGCCGTGCCCTTGATGATGGCGTCGTCCTGATCGCGGACGCGTAGTTTAAGATGCCTAATCTCCGCAGCCTGTTCATCGATGAGCGAGCGCTGGATGTCGAGGATGTCGTCGAGGCGGTCAGCGTAAGCCTTCACGGCGTTGGCGCTCATGTGGAGGGTGCGGGCGTAAGCCCAGGGGAAGATCCACCAGAAGGGCGGCTTGGAGTTCGGTCGGATGGTGATCATGTCGTGGGAGTGGGCGAGAGGGTTAGGCATTACTTGATGCGCTTGTAAGGACCGCGGCGGTCGAGGTTCTTCCACTGGATGCCGGTGTTCTCGGCCCAGTTGCGAACGGAGTTGAGGGAGACGCCAAGGGCGCAGGCGGCGTCGGACTGAGTCTTGCCGGCTTCGTTCAATGCGTTCAGCTGCGGGAACGTCTGTTCCAGTTTGCTGGCCGCCCAGGACTGCATGGGTCGCTTGAGCCTGACCGGGCGACCTGCGATGGTGATGGTGGTGATGTCTGCTGCTTTGGGCATGGTGGTGTGTGGTGTGGGGAGATTAGCGGGTGCGGTGGGTCTTGGCGGCCTTGACCGGCTCCGGGCCGTTGATGGCGCGGGCCAATTCAGGACCGCAGAAGGTGACGACGGCTAGCCAGCCGAAGATGATGAGGGCGATGAGTGTCTTCATGTTCGTGGAATTAGTTGCGGAGAAGGGCGTTGGCTTCGTTGGTCGCGGCGATGAACTGGTCTTCTAGGTTATCGATGGCGATGTCGATGCCTTCAAGGAATAGGTCGTTGACCTTGCCGGAGAGTTCGGCGCGAAGCTTCTGCTTCTGGCGAATCTCAATGCGGATGTTGTTGGCCTTGCAGAAGAGTTCCGTGGCCTTGATGTTTTTGAGCGCGGTGGTCATGTTCTTGGTGGTGCCCTGACATCCTCGGCCACGGATTGCATTGAGTCAACATCCTTTACCGAAACCTTTGACGGGCATAGGGTGCCCTCCGGCGAGGGTACCGAGGCGACCGGCCTCAACCGACCCGGCGCATGAGGGGCTCCCGCGTGAAGCCCGATAGTCTCAAGTCACCGTTAAGGTCTGTTCTGGCATTAACTATGCCCCTAGGTGTCCCTCCGTCAAGGGGCAATAGACCCCTCTGGCTTGCCCTAGGAGGCCTTTTGACGGCGGGAGCGTAAGAAGACCGCCACCCCCACCCCTAGGCACCCCACGGCCAAGGCCCAGCCAAGGTCACGGACGGCCTTCAAGGCTAGGGTCGCAGCTGAGAGACCCTGCTCGACGGTGGCCGAGTCGGACTTGATGCCCGCGTCCGTCACGATCATGACCAGGGCGTCCCGAGATTGGAGGGTATCGAGGACATAGCCAGAGATGTACGCCGAGGCAAACGCCGACAGGCCAGCGAACCCCGTCAGCAGGCAGACCGCCAGCAGGAGGTTAGCGCTTCCGCTTGGCTTTGCCTGGGGCTTTGCTTTTGCCATTGGGTTTGCCGGTGACCTTAGTGACTTCCTTCTCTCCGCGGGCCTTGATGTAGCGCATCAAGTAATCAAGACACTCGGGGGCTGCGTAGCCGGCCGCACCGACGACGCCCATCCGAAGCCCAGGGGATTGGATGTGGTCCGTGATAGCGTACCCGACGAGGGCCGCGGTGATTGCGGCGGCGAGGACACGGCGCACGACCCAGCCGATGGAGACGGGTTCAGTCGATAGCAGGAGGCGGGCCGTCATGGCTAGGCCACCGAGGATGGAAGCGATGACGCCGTCCTTGAGTTCCTTTGGGAAGGACTCGGGGTCGATGGGTGGCGGGGGCGGGCTCATTTACGGAGGACGGTCGAGAGGAGGCAGATGTTGGCGATGGAGTAGCAGAGCCACATGACGGCCAAGGCAGGGCGATGGGCGAAGAAGCAGGCGATGCCGGCGGAGAAGTACGCGAGGGAGGCAATCCCTGGGACGACGATGGTCGTGAAGGTTTCGATGCTCACGAGATGCGGGGCGGCTTGGCGTTGGGGGCGAGGACCACCTTGCGGTAGTTCTCCGACCAGAGGACGCGGGCAATCATCTTCCCGGTGCGGTCGACATCAGCCTCGGTCATGCCAGGGTGTGCGAGGTGCGTGACTTCATGGATCAGGACTTCGAGCTGACGCTTGGCGCCGAGACGCGGGTCGACCTCTACCAAGCCTTCGCCGATGGTGGCCTGTCCCCACGCCTTCTCCTTGCCGAGTTTACGCCAGACCACCTTGACAGGCTTACTTTTGCGGCGGCTCATAGGGTGCGTTGTTAGAGTCTCTAACCTTGTCCCAGATATACCAGAGCCCTAGGCAAGCGGCCAAGGCCAGAGAGGTGCCAGCGATGTAGGAGAAGTACTCACTGTCGACGACGAAGGGGAAGGCACCGATGGCGGCACCTGAGATGAGCAGGGGGATGCCTACCTTGGGGCCGGCAAAGGCCGTGGCGATGGCACCGATGGCGGCTATGCCTACGCCTGCGAGCGTCCAGATGTTGTCGGAGGCTTCTCGCTTCACGCGCTCGACCTCGGCGGTCAGTTCGACGATGCGGGCGTCCTTTAGTTGCGAGACGCGGGCGGCTTCGGCTTGGTTGGCTTCGAGCTTCTCCCAGGCTAAGGTCACGGCGGTCGCTAACTTGCGGCCAAACTCCATCTGCTTTTTGTAGTCGATGGGATCGGCCTTGGTGGCACGGGCCATAGCGAAGGCGACATCGGCCTCGGGCGGGGCGGGCAGATAGGACTGCGCTAGGCGGGACTCCGCGACGACCACCTTGGGGGAGGTTGCGTTACGCTCGATAGCGACGAGAGCCGAGGCGACCCGGTGATCCGTCTTGTCGAGGTCTTGGCCGAGGGTCGTGACGACGGCCTTGGAGGTCGGTGCGTCAGGCTGGACTGGCAGCGGAGGCAGAGACGAGGAACACCCGGTCAGGGCCAACAAGGCAATGACCAGGAGTGAGCGCACGACCTTACTTGCCCTTGAGGGCGTCGAGGATGCTACGGCCCTTGGCCTCGATAGAGTCGGAGGCGGCCTTATGCTTGCGCATGATGAGGGCTCCGGCGACTAGGCCGATAAGCAGGGCGAGGAGATGCGTAATCATTTGCGTTCGATGAGGCCAGCCTTGGCGATGGCGAGTTTCAGCGCGGCGTCGTCGTCGGCCACGATCACGGAGAGCGAGGTCACGATGTTGCCAGCCTTGGGAAAGGCCATCTTATAGGCGATTAGGTTTGTGCCGGGAAAGTAGAACACGCCGACCTTTCCGGCTTCAACGGGGGTCGAGGTCTTGGGGGCGTTGGGGTTCATCAGAAAGTTAGTACGGTGTAGTAGTTCATGTAACCGTCATAGATGCCTGTCACGTTGGCCGTGTACCAATTACCATAGGCCCAGACGGAATTGGAATAAGGTGAGCCGTTAGACACCCAAGTGATTTGCGAGCCGTTGTAACCTAAAACATTCCCACTTGAGGGAGACCCGGAGATGCTGCTGGTAGCGCCACCAGAGATTGCCGAGATTGCGTTGCTGTCTTGGTAGTTGGTAAACCCGTTCGGGTTGCTGTTCAGGTAATAGTCGCTGAGGTCGACCGACAGGTCGCCAGCGGATACGGACAAGGGAGCCGTTACGCTAGTGATGTAACCACCACCACCGGGGGTGTCCCATTCGAGGGACATCCCGTTATATTTTAGGTAATTTCCGTTTGAGGGGTAGTTGCCCACCGACGAGGCATAATTATTCGAGACTGCTTGAATGGCAGCCGTTGCGTCAAAGTAATTTGAGGTAAACCCGTTCGGATTGCTGATGCTGTAATATAGACCGTCAGCCGTGCCCTGCGAGATGTAGCCGAGGTTGGTAGCCGAGGTCGTCTGGGTCGTTGCATCCGGGAATACTAGCCCGGTCGGGTTGACGTTCATATGGCTCGCACCGTCGTAAGTGTCGAGGCCGTCAAACTC